GATAATGTTGGCTTATCTTCTCTACCAAGTTTTGCTAAAAGTAGAAAACTATTAATGGATAACACCGAAATAGAAGAATTCTTAGAGATGGATGTTGATGCTGTTATGACTAAGTACGCCAAGCTTATGTCGTCTCGTACCAGATTAGCTAAAAGATTCGGTATAGACTTCTTAGATGATAATATGCAAACCGGTAAATCAAAAATAGTTCAAGACATCAAAGAAGAATATGCTGACCTTAAAGCAAAAGTTCTTGATAAACCTAAAGAATTAAAGAAATTAAAAGCTCAAGAAGAAAAAGATTTAGCGGACGTATTTGCATTAAGAGACAGATTATTAGGTACTTATGGATATTCAATAAACCCAGATAGCTGGGCTTATCGTGTTCAGCGTCAAGTCAAGCAATATAATGTGGTTACAATGCTTGGTGATGTGTTAGCCTCATCAATACCAGATTTAGGCAAACAAGTGATGGTTGGCGGCTTTTCTAAATTTCTTGGAAAAGGGTTAAAACCATTAGTTAAAAAGTTAGCCTCACCAGAATTTAGAAAATATAAGAAACTTCATGCAAGAGAAATGAACCGTATGGGTGTCGCTCTTGATCTTGTTAATAATGGACGTGTAAACGCCATTGGTGATATTATGGATGACTTTGGTAGACATACTAAATTTGAACGTGGTGCTGATTATGTTAACCAAAAACTAATTACTGCAACTGGTATTAGCCATTGGAATGCTTCTTTACGTCAAGTGGCTGGTGGCATCATTCAAAGTAATATGCACGATGCTATGTCAGCGATTGCAGGTAATAGTGCTTCGGCTAAACAAATAGCTAATCTTGCTAAAGTCGGTATTGACAAGCAAGCTGCTAGAGCAATCAGAGCGCAGATAAAAAAACATGGTGAAGTTATAGACGATTTAGTTTTCCCAAATATTTCTAAATGGGATTTTGAGGCTAAAGAATTAGGCGAGTTATACGCTACTGCTATTAGAAAAGAAGTAGATTCAACAATCGTAACTCCGGGTGTTGGTACTACACCATTATGGATGTCAAGAAATGGTTTAACTTTATTTGGTCAATTCCAATCATTTGCTTTTTCTTCAATGCAAAAAACTTTAATCCCGATAGTTCAAGACTTTGATGTAAAAACGGTTCAAGGTCTATCAGTAATGGTTGGTTTAGGTACTTTAACCGCTGCGTATAAGAGAGCAGCGAGAGGTGATGATATGCCGGATACTACAACTTTAATTCAAGAAGGTGTTGACCGTAGTGGTGTTATGGCGTGGGTGATGGATTATAATAATCGTCTTGAAAAACTATCTCAAGGAAATATTGGATTATCAAGGATTCTTGGTACTAACGCAACAAACAAATATTATAACTATAATAATTTCGCAGCACTTGGCCCAACAACAGGTCAAGTAAATAATCTAATGAATGTGGCAGGTGGTATCCTTAGTGGCAATGTTAATCAATCTACAGTCCATTCGGCACGTAGATTATTACCATTACAAACTATGATAGGCGTGCGACAAACTCTTGACTTAATGGAAAAAGAGTTTAATAATACTATAGGAATTCCTAAAAATTAATTGAATATTCAATAATATGGTTACAGTACCGTCATTAGTAGATGAAACACCGTTAGATCAGTACACAGCCACGGCTAGTCAAACTGATTTTAACTTTACTTATATGATCTTCGCAACGGAGGATATTAAGGTCTATGTTAATGATGTGCTTAAAACTGAAACAACAGATTATGTTGTCAAGCAATCAGATGGTAGCGCCATAGTTCCGGCGGATGATTTACCAATGGATGGTGGTAAAGTTGTTTTCAATTCCGGTCTTACCTCCGGCGACAAAGTTTCCTTATCTCGTGATATAGCTATTGAAAGATTAACCGGTTATTCTGTAGCTGGTGCTTTTAGGGCCGATGTAGTAAACGCCGAGTTTACTAAAATTTATGCAGTTCAACAACAATTAGAAAGAGATTTAGCTAGAACAGTTCAGTTAAGTGCTTCCGATGCCGAAGGTGGCTCTTTAACATTACCTTCTAGTAGAGCTAGTAAGTTCTTATATTTTGACGCAAGTGGTAATTTAACTGCTGCGGCTGGTACTACCGAGGTTGCAGTTAGTGCTTTTATGGAAACCGTACTAGATGACACCACGGCTGCTGCTGCTAGAACAACTATGGGTTTAGCCATTGGTTCAGATGTGCAAGCATGGGACGCAGATTTAGATACTTTAGCGGCTTTAAGTTCAATAACCAATTTGACTAATTTAGCAGGTTTAACTGATACTGCTGATAAAATCCCTTACTTTACTGGTTCTGGTATGGGATTATCTAAATTACCAGCAAATCCGAATTTAATTATAAATGGACAAGGTTTAATAGGTCAAAGAGGGACTTCTTTTACTTCTACAACCACACCAGCTAATAGTGATGATACATATCTTTTAGATAGAATGTTATTATTGTCAGATGGGAATGATATAGTAGATGTAAGTCAAGAAACTACAGAAGTGCCGAGTGGTGCTTATTCTTCTATTAAATTTGATGTAGAGACTGCAAATAAACAATTTGCATATTGCCAAATATTGGAAGCTAAAGATGCAGCTAAGATTATAGGTGGTACTGCGTCATTGTCATTTAAAGCTAAGAAGGGTGGTTCTAATGCTACTTTAGAGACTTTAAGGGCTGCTATTATATCATGGGATAGTACAGCAGATACAGTTACTAGTGATGTGATAGGCACTTGGGCTGGGGCTGGTACTAATCCAACTTTAGCTACAAACTGGACTTATGAGAATACACCTTTGAATTTAACATTAACTACGTCATTTCAAACATTTAAGATTGAAAATGTAAGTATAGATACAGCTTCTACAAATAATGTAGCAATATTAATATGGTGTGATGATACTGATGCGACTGTAGGAGACTTAGCTTATATTGGTGATATTAAAGTTGAAGAGGGTTCTATATCTACACCTTATGGGTTTGAGAGTGTTGAAGAGGTGTTAAGTAGATGTCAGAGGTTCTATGAGTTTAATGATGACCAATTTTATGGTATATCTACAAGTGGAGCTACATCACAATCTATAGATTTCGTAGTGCATTATAATGTTAAAAAACGGATTATACCTTCTACAGTAAAGCTTTTAACTGCAGGTTCAGGTGCATATGCGGGAACTACATTAGGTTCCGGTTTTAGTAGGGAATCTAGTTTTAGAATTAGATTATCTAATTCTACTTCTTCCGCAGGGGGTCATGTATCATGGACAGCAAATGCAGAATTATAGAGGTTAATTATGAATATAAACACAGTTAAAGATTTAGGGGATTCTTACTTAGTCAATAATGTAGTTGATGTACCAAAGAATCCCACTAATAGAGATTATAGGAAGGTCCAAGAATGGTTGTCTATAGAAGGGAACAATGCTCTACCTAAATATACTTTATCAGAGTTAAAAGATGTTAGAATAGCAGAAATTAAAGCAGAAGCTGGTAAACGTATAACGGAGATATATCCAGAATGGAGACAAAGAAATCATATGGCTGCTGTAGCAGATATTCATAATAAAGAATTAATAGCTCTGAAAGCTAATACTATTTACACATTAACAGCAGAAGAATTAGCTATAATAGATACAGCAAAAACCACGAAAGCTCAGATATTTAATATAAGAAGTAAATCTGATCTATTGGAGGCATCCTTAGATGGGATGACTATAGAACAGCTTGAAGCTTTTGACGCAACTAACGATTCAAATTGGGTTTAGATATGATACCAAGAAACGCAAGACTTTCAAATAATAGAGCTAGTATTATACTAGCAAATCGTAAACCTCCGGGGAAACCGGCTACTGGTATTCCGATTCAACTATTAGATGGTAAGAAAAGAGGGAATTTAATTTTCACTGGTCAAGGAGTAAGAATTAGAAGAATGAGAAATGCGATACCTACTACTTAAACTCATATTAGATTTTATATATTTAGGGGTAAGCCCGTATATATCAGATGATAAGGGGTTACTTGTTTGGGCTTTGTATCTATTAATTCAGCCAGTTGTTTTAAGTTTGGCTATTAAAAACTTATCTTCAAACCCAGCGGTGAAGGTAGTTAATTTTATAGTGTTAATAACTTCTAGTATTTTATTTGTTAATTTTGTTTTGGAATGGTTCTTATTTGAACGCTTTGAAAACATAAGTAGGATACTTAATATTATTTTGATGTTAATAGTTTTACCACTTTGCTTTAATGCAATTTGTAAATTATTTGTAGTTGAGAATTCAACTTACGAAGAGGGCAAGAGTTATTTTGGTTTTAAGAAACCGGTTAATATTTTTGGTTTAATAGCGGCTTTAGTTAAATCTCCTTATGGGCATTGCTTTTTAATCACTAAGGGGAAGATGTTTAAGTTTAGTAAAGGAATTGTCAAGGAAGTAGATTATAAACATTCTGATGATTTCTGCTTACGCCGAATCAAGAATGTACCACTTTCCGAAGCTGAAAAACTTGTAGGTAGGAAGTGGACGTTGTTCAATAACTGCTTTACAATATTTAGAACTTTTAAATGAACGCAATTTTACCGTTACCAATGTCAGATAACGATTTTCAAAATGCCCAAATTCAGAAAGCTTTGCTTGATCTGAATAAAGAAGTAGGCAGTATAAATACTTCTATCCAAAATTTAGGTGATGGGCTAAAAGAAAATTCAAGGAGGGTGCAAGCTAAGGCGGAAGAAATGCAGGGTAGTATTGATAGACTCAATGGCGAAGTGGATAACTTAAATATGAAAGTTAAGTATTGGAAATTTGGTTTATGTTTTGTTTTGGCTTGCGGTAGTATCCTAGCTAGTATCGTTAGTTTTGGTAATGAAACTATTACTTTAATAAAAAATATTTTTATAATTAAAGGGGGCAAATGACTTATAGTTTCGGTAGAAGATCACACAGTAAAAAAATAACTTGCCATAGAGATTTACAGTTGATTCTTGATGAAGCAATTAAAGTAGTTGACTTCACTATTCTTGAAGGTTCAAGAACATTAGAAACTCAACAGGAATATTTTGCACAAGGTAAATCCAAATTAGACGGTGTGAATAAAAAATCTAAGCACCAAGTATCCGATGGGCAACCATTATCAATGGCGGTTGATATAGCGCCATACCCGATTGATTGGAATGACAAATTTAGGTTTGCGTTCTTAGCAGGTGTAATGAAAGGCGTAGCAACAAGATTATTAGAGGATGGTAAAATTAGCCACAAACTTAGATGGGGTGGTGATTGGGATTCCGATAATAATTTTAAAGATCAAACTTTTTTTGATCTACCGCATTTTGAATTAATAAAAGTTTAATTATGAATAGTTTTATTGCAGGTATTATAAATTTTATTGAGGATGATAGGGGAGCTAAATCTTCTAAAAGAATAGCTGGTTTATTCCTAATATCTTCTGGTGGTTTTTCTAAGTTGGCTCTTATTGCTTATGGTGCCAAGATTAAATTATTAACAAAGTTTACGCTTTATGATAAGATTGATGCAACAGCAGACACTATGTTGTGGGCTGGTGTAGCTTTACTTACCGGAGCAATGATAGAAAAATTTAGGAAGAAAGATGATAAATAAATTATTAGCCTTCTTTGGCGCAATAGGTGCAATATTATTATTTTTTGCAGGTAAACAAAATGAAAAGAATAAACAAACTAAAAGAGCTATTAAATCTGTCAAAGCTGCTAAAAAAGTGCAGAGCGATATTGATACTATGTCTAGTAGCAATAAGCGTAAGCGCATGCGCAAAAAATATTCTAGGTCTGGGAAATCCAAATCTTAAATATTCTGACGTACTAAAATGCGTTATGATGACAGATGAAGAAATAGATTTTATATCAGATCAAACTTTAGATATGATTTTATATAATAACGAATTAATCTGTGAGGATGAATAAGTTTACTAGTGATCTCATTGTTAAATCATATAATGAAACTAAATGGCAGTTAACCGAAGAGTTTTATTTTTACTTTGAAGAACACGGTAAACGAATTAATGTTGTAGTGCCAAAAGGTTTTATAACTGACTTTGCGTCAGTACCGAGAATATTATGGTCAATATTACCACCAACTGGTAGGTATACTAAGGCCGCAGTATTGCACGACTATCTATATTCTAATAGTTCTAAACTAGAGACAAATAGAAAACAGTGTGATAAAATGTTTTTAAAAGGTATGGAGGTACTAGGCGTTAAACGTTGGGTACGAAATATCATTTATAGAGCCGTAAGGATATTTGGTAATAAATATTATAAAAAGGATTAAGTATGATAATAGATAGCGCAGCTAGAATCACAGATAATTACCATTATAATATTGCTGCCGGTAAAGTACCGGGGTCTACTACTTGGAATAAATGGGGGTATAATGCAGATATAGACTCGGTATCTGCTGAAACCGTTTGGAGTCCCGGAGGGTTGTTTACTAGATTAACATCCGCTAGTGGGGTTACTGTGGTTAGTAGTTCAGCCAATGATGCGGCGGCTGGTACCGGCGCACAATCAATCACCATTTACGCTATAGACGAGAATTTTTTGAGCAAAATATTTGTTGTTACTTTAAATGGGACTACCCCCGTTGTTGTGCCTACAGGTACCGCTACCATACTAGGTATTAATAGAGCTTCTATTTATTTAGCTGGTTCGGGTGGGGTTAATGCTGGTACCATAACTATTACCGCTACAACTGGTGGTACTACTCAAGCTGCCATCCCTGCTGGTGAGGGTTCAACACAGCATGCTTTCTTTTTTGTTCAGGCAGGACACCAAGCTTTAATGGATTGGCTATATATCAATATGGTTAAAACCAGTGGAGGAGCTAAACCTATTGTTATAACTAAATGTTGGGTTACTTCTTTAGTGTCGGGGGCTAAGTATGAAGTATTCCGAGATTATTTAGACGCTGCTGTAGAAAACCATAATGAATTACGCCCTTCGCAACCTTTTGTTGTGGGGGAGAAAAGCTTAATAGAATTTCAAAGCGATACTGATAGTAATGATACTGCGGTGTCTTTGCGATTTAGTTTAATAGAGGTAAAATTATGAGTAATGGTATTCAGATTTTTCAAGGACAAACTACAGATGCTACTAGCGTTGCTTTTTGGGTAAGTACCCCAACTAGTTATAGACAGCCGAATAGTATACCGCTTCTTGGTATTTACGGGACTCCCGATACCTGCTCTATTGAGTTACAATGGAAAGCCCCAGACGGTAATTGGTATGATAGTAATGAACCTATTTTTCTTGACCCTAAAGTAGGTCTATATAAATTACCAGTATGTGGTGAAGTACCTTTAAGATTGAATTATACTGCTAGTGCTAATAGTAATATTAGTGCTTTTGTTTATGACGGACAGTGGAAGCCTAATACTACTTAGACTCTTTATTAATTGCATAATACAACAATGCTATTGCATCTGCCTCATTATCATCTTTGGGATTATGCCCTAAATCTTGAACCGCCTTTATTACCTTTTCCTTATTGGCATTGCCTTTTCCAGTTATGTGTTTCTTAATGGTGCCTACTGCTACACCCTCGTAAGGGATTTTATTATCTTCACAGAACATAGTTAACGCAGCTTT